TAGAACATCAAAATCACTTATCGACATTGATAGAATGTCATCATACATTCAGGACACTTGTTGCCACTCTTCCGACTCATTTTTCAAGGAGCAGTGTGTACCAATTTTAAAACGTGTGCAAATTAGTATAATGTGTGAGGTTAAACAATCTGCAGACGTAGTCCTTTCTTCTATCAATCAAACTGATATTAACATCTTTAAGAATACTTGTGCGATGTTGAATTTGGTAAGCGACATAAGTGAAAAGTCAAAATTTTGTAATGTGTTACCACATATCAACTTTCAAGCAAATTGGTTTGACGATATAATGAGTGTACCACGCTCATTGTCTAAAATTCCTAATATCGTTGATCGTGTTGATAACGTTACTACTAATATTGATACATTAATAAATGATAATCGCGATGCGATCGTCAAAACATTTGAGTTGGGTGGTTTGTTATCCGATAACACATCCAAGCTACTTGAAGATCCAATATCATTTATTAAAGATCTGTTAGGTATTAGTTATGAAAATCTAAAGAAAGTCGCTCCATATGTGATACCTATTATCTGTACTATACTTGTTAAGTTGTATTACGATCTCGAATTTAGTTTCGATATTGATACAGTGCTCAAGGTTGTACTAACAGTATCCTCAACATTTGGTTTGACAACTATTATAATTAAATTCATTGATTATGTCAATGATAGTACTATTAAGAACCAGGCTTTTGAAGGTTATGCACCTATTGTTACCCTTCTATTGTCATGTTTCACTTTTGCTTTTTCTAAGAAAGAGTCCATGATTAAGTCCATAACTGAAGCATTAGCTATCCCCTTCAAAGCTGGTGATGTAGCCATCTCTGCGTTAAATGGTTTTTTGAAGATATTTGAGTTAATAAAAGATGGTATTAGTCCATATGAATCTGGTATTACTGGTAATGTGGACTACGATCAGTTTGTTATAGCAAAGAATAAAATCTTAGAACTAGGTGATGCCGTCGTTGTTGATGGTATGTTGCTTCGTGATTTAAGGACAATAATACAAGCTGGTGAGAAGTTACGTGTTACTTTGTATAAAGAGAATCCAGCAATGTCGCATTCTGCAGGTTTAGCTACAGAACAACTCCGTAAATTATTTGTCGAGTTTAACAATAGGTATAAACCAGGTGCTGCCTCAAGAGCTGAACCTGCTGTTATACATTTGTATTCAGGACCTGGTGTTGGTAAATCTACTTGTATGAGGTTAATGACTGATAGATTTGTTAGGTATATCTTTCGTGATAGACCTACTGCTCTTAGACATTATTCGGACAACCCATCTGAATACATATTTAATAGACCAAATACACAACACTGGGAAGGTATAACAAGACATAATGAGGTTATAACATACAATGATTTGTTCGCAGCTAAAACTGTAGCGGGTTCGGAGTTTAAACCTGAGTTAGAGTACATAAACTTGGTTGATGCCGGTGAGTACTTACTTACTATGGCAGGTGTCGACAAGAAAGGTGGTTATTATGCTAGACCTTCGTTGGTTGCATCAACCACCAATCAGGTGTCTGTACCCGGTGAACAGATACGAACAAAGGAAGCATTTGCTAGACGTGTTATGCCAAATGCCTTTAGGTTAGAATGGGATGGTGGAAGACCAACATCAGACAGTGAAATCACAACTGAAAAGTATGTATTTTATCCACAAGTGTTTGATGGATCAAAGTTTTTAGATGCACAAGGTGCAAAAACTTTGACTTTTGATCAAGTCTTTACATCTATAGTTGATCAATATGAAGAAAACTATCGGAAGTATGTTGCTTTACAAAAAGTGACTTCACTCGAAAAGGCACAACTTACAACTGATGAAAAGTTAGCGCATATTAGATCGACGTTTGGACCACTTACACCATTCAAAACTTTGAATGCAATTTAACGTGAATCATTATGGGGTGTTAAACACCAAGTAAATGAAGAACTGTTTATTGATGCTGATGATGTCTCATTATTTAAATTAGTTGAAGACATAATTAGGGTTAACGCAAATCATGGTAATTTTCATGATCTTAACGAGAAGACGCAGTGCGTTCTCTCACATTTGAATAGTACACTTTTTGATAGTGTGCTACCTGACGAATTTGTTAACATACACGAACTTCCCTTCGATCTCACACAAGATTCCACACACCCTATGTTCTGGAATTGTTGTTATAATTATGTCGTTAAAAGGGGTGAACGTGTTATTAATGATGAAGTTGGCTTTCTATATGCTTTATTTAAAACCTCACCTTTTATTGCGTTAAAATATATAGTCAAGTTTAGAACTCCTTTTGAGTATATCCCATATCCTGTTAAGGAATATATTTGCAAACAATCTGATTTACAAATTAAGATGGGTAACAATGTTACACCTATTGCGTTACTAGAAGAGTCATACGACCAACAAACATTGGAAATTATCTTTCTATTAGATGATTTACCCATAGTAAATAGGTCTACTGTTTCCATTTCGTCTTCCATAAAGAGTGCTATTATAACTATATACAATGATTATATTAAGACGTTTGTGTCACAAACTAAACTATTCTTATCTGAAATGTTTAGTTTATTTCTACAAGCTTCTAAAGTCGCCATTCCCTTGATGTTACTTATAAAGTTAACAACATATATCTTTGGTGGATCGTCTAAGAAACAGAAGTGTATTGTGACTCAACCTAATCAAGCGCAATATAATCCTGTTGGTAACAAGAAGAAAACCTTCCAACGAGATAGTCGTAGACGTGCTCGTGATATATTTAATGATGAATCTATAGTTAATCAAGCTGATACATCACTTGAACAATGCATGACGCTATCTACAAATTCACAGTGGCTTATAACTGTTGGTTCAGATGTTACTTTGTCCATTGCAACGGCTATTGCTGAGAAGTGCTTCCTTATGAATTGTCATACTGCTGAAATGATTTTGGCAAAAGCGCTTGAAAATGACGTAGATCCTGATTCTGTTAGTGTTAAATTGACAAATAATAAAGGGCATGTCATTGAATTTCCGTTTAGTGTCATTATGAAGTCACCTAAGAATATTAAGCGTGATCTAATAATGTTTCATTTGCCAAGTGCTCCTGATTGTAAAGATCTTAGAAGCCAATGGGCATCCGAGCAGTTTATCACTGGTTACCTCTCTAATATGCGCCATCGGTTTTCTGGTTTCTTAAATGTTAAGGGTACAGTACAGTACTATAACAATGGTTTTGGTGTTTCACATTATATAGTTGAAACTGAAGAAACTGACGAAACTAGGCAAGCTGGTGTTTCATATGTTGCAATGACTAGGGCTGGTTATTGTGGTGGTCATGTTGGTGTTACAGACTCGTCACAGGGTTCAGGTTCAAAGATTATCGGTATACATACTGCTGGTTCTGATGGGTTTGGCCCGTGTTTTGGCGCACTTATCACTAAGCGTGATTTAGATCGCATGATTGATATATGTCATGGTCGACATGTTGCTGATCCAATTAAAGAAGTTATTGGGATTGTCACACCAACTGTTAACACATATGTTAAGGGTAACTCTGTTGTGGTACCTAGTAGGTTCCCTATGAAGAAACCCACAACTACACCTGTTCAGTGTAACGATCCTAAGGTATATGATAAAGCTCGCGCAAAGTATACACGTGATTTCAAGATAGATCCATCGGTTCTTAATCATTATGCTACTTGTTTGGACGCTATGTTTGCTGATTTAGAAAACAAGAGTATCACACCTTTTGTTCAGACAACATATAATATGGATCAAGCAATATTCGGTATTGAGGGATCTAGTTTTAAACCTTTAGATTTACAAACGTCTCCAGGTTATCCTTTCTCCGCAATGGGTCTTCATAAGTCCAAACTTATAGGATCGTATGTTGGAGGAAAGTTTCGTAAAGGCGAATATTCAGAGAGTATCGAGGAAGATTTAAATCACTTCTTCGAAACTCTTTCGCTCGGAGCAGTACCACCAACTCCATTCACTGATAACGTAAAATATGAGTGCTTACCAATTGAGAAAGTCCAAAACGGTAAAGGTCGTATGGTATCTGCATCTACGCTCATTAGAGTCATAGCTTGTCGTATGTTATTTGGACCTTTTTCCGAGTGGATAATGGAAAACCATTTATATAATGAGATTGCGTTAGGTGATAATTTACTTGGTCCAGATGCGGATTATATTGCTAGACAACATCTTTCATATTCACAAGGTAAAGATGTTAGTTCTGCTGGTGATTACTCTGCATTTGACGCTTCTCACTCTATTGATATTCTTTCATTATTGCTTGAAAAGTTGTGTGCTTTCTGTGATGATGGTACGTCAATGGATAGGCTACGTCGTGTATACGTTAGGAGCTATATTGGAACTTTTCATATAAGAGGTGACTCTATCGATATTATGAATTCAGGCTTATCATCAGGTGACCCGTTAACGAGTATTATTAATTCTTTAATTAATAAGGCGAACATTAGATATGTTGCTTACGCACAATCTAATTATAATCCGTATGCGTTAACTGAGTTTATGAGTAATGTGTTCCTTCGTGTACTAGGAGATGATAATTCATTCACTACATCACCTGATTGGTCTGCAAATCTCAATGAACAAACATGTAGTATTCATCTTAGTGCATTAGGTTACACATACACTAATGACGCTAAAGATGGTCTCACTATTGGTACCAGACCATTTGATAAAGTCACTTTTCTTAAACGTGCGACTAGATTTGAACCGTTGTTGGGTGTATATGTCGCGCCATTAAACCTTGATGTTGTGCTCGAAATACCTCTGTGGACTAAATCTATGGGCAAAACTCAAAAACCGAGTATTGACTTAGCAAAGAATAATGCGGATGCTTGTCTACGTGAATTATGTTTACACGAACAATCTATCTGGGATCATTGGTTCCCAAAATTATGTAAGATGTATGAAGAATACGATTGGAAACCATTGACCAAGTCTAGAAAATTCTGTTTACAATTGGTTTATTCTGATTATATGTAATTTAAATCTGTCTTCACTCGACATTAAATTGTGCTCTGTCTTCCCTCGATATAAATTGGGCGTATCCATACGAGAGTTGGTATTATCGTACTCGATAGTGTAGGAATGCATCTTGCTCTGATATACCAAATGTGAGATTTAATTAAGAGTATTGGCGCCTACACACCCTTTTGTATTTACAATTACTACTTAAGATGGGGAATTGCAAACCAATTAAAATCTAGAGTAACTCACTATACCCTTTAATTGAGTTAAAGTAAGGGTGAATAAACAACTCGCTGATACAAATAACACAATAATAGGTTCACAGATTAACCTAAAGCAATCTGAAACAATTGATAATGGTACAACAACCTTTATTGATGATCAACCTGGTGAAATTGTCCAGTCTTTCTCTGAGAAGAATATTGATCTTGATCTTCTTTATTCAACACAATCACTGGGTTCACAAAATATAATTGACTTTCTATCAAAACCTGTACTACTCAAATCTGGTGTCTTTACGACAACTGATACTGGTTACTTGTGGCGCGTTAATACGATGCGTGATTTACTTACAAACGTGTTGTACGCTAGAAAACTTAATGGTGTTGCTTATATACGTGCTGATCTCGTATTCGAACTTCGTGTTAACGCAACTAGATTTCAACAAGGTAGATACATGTTAGTTTGTGTTAACCATGGTGGTGTTGACGCTGCTAAGGCTACGAGGCATATGATTATGCGTGAGGTAAATTTGACCACCATGACGCAACTTCCTCATGTTGAGATTGATCTAGCATCGCAAACCAGTTGTGTATTGAAAGTTCCGTTCCTTAGTTCATTCAATTACATTTCCACTAGTTCACAACAATATATTTCCACTGTTGATCTAGTACCTTATGTTGCATTGCAAGCGGGTGCTGGTGATACGACTTGTAGCTATGATTTATATGCTCATATGGAGAACATAACACTATCTGGTTCTATTGTGTCACAATCGAATAAGCGTGGTGTTGTATTTGCTGAACAGAAGTTGTCAAACACTGGTCCTGTTAGTGCATTTATGGGTAAAGTTTCTCGTACTAGTTCAATTCTAGGTTCTATTCCTTTCATTGCACCTTTTGCGTCTACTGTTAGTTGGACTGCAGATATTATTGGTAATGCTGCTAAAGTGTGGGGCTGGTCTAAACCTACTACTGTGAATCCTAGTTCTCTTTATGCTAGGCAATCTCACACACAAATGGCACTTACTGATGGGACTTTTGTTGGTCATAAGTTTTCTGCAACCTCTTCTCACGCCGTTCTGTCCCATAATGCAGTTGCTAGAACTGACATTGATGAAATGTCTATTGATTTTATCAAGTCACAGTATGCTTTCTTTTCTAGTGTGGTTTGGCCACAAAGTTCACCATCGGGATCTATGTTATCTGTTCTGACTCTCAATCCAGTATCATACAATAACACATACGCATTAGGTAGAACTTTCACTCCAGTTGCTCATCTTTCGAATTTGTTTAACTTGTATCGAGGTGGTCTTAAGTTTCGGTTTAAATTAGTTAAAACTGAGTTCCACAGTGGTCGTCTTCTCTTTGCATTTTTACCAGTTACACCGACAAATGTATTGACACCACCTGTTTTGACTATTAGTCAAACCGATAACCTCATGAGACAGATCATTGATATCAGAACAACTAATGAGGTTGAAATTGAGGTTCCATTTATTGCTGATCGTAATTACATTAATAGTACTGAATGCTACGGTTTCTTGTATGTTTTTGTGATGAATCAGTTAGTTTCACCCGATAACGTTAATTCAGATATCACGATACTCGCTGAAGTTGCTGGTGCAACTGATTTGCAATTTGAGCAACCTATGAACACTACGCGTCGTCAACCATATATTCCATTTCAGTCCGATAAAACGGCCATTAGATTTGGTTCTATGGGTGATTCTTCTGATTCGTTGATTTACAATCAAGTTTCTATTGGCGAAAAGATCTGTTCAACACGTCAATTGATAAAACGTATGTCGCCATTTGGTGTTTATGCAGGAGCTTTTCAAAATTACTTCCTTATGCCGTTTGCATTTGGTTGGGCTACACAGTTGACTTCTAATGTGACACCAGTAACATTGACTAATGGCGCACAGGATTTGATTTCATTATTGTCAGGTTGCTATACTTTTAACACAGGTGGTGTTCGGTTTGCAATGACATCAGATACATACACGAACAATTCTATTCGTGCTGAGGTCATACCACGCGTTGATAATAATGTTCTTGTTATTGATAGTAACTCTGTCATTAATGAAAACTCATATTCACCGTCACAATATATACAACCTAATGTAGAAGGTTCAATTAATGTTGAGGTACCATATTATTCTGAGTTGACTTCAAGACCTAATTTGTGTTGTGTCGTGGGTCCATCGTCAAACTGGCCAATTACTTTGCGCGAGGATGGGGCCCCTGGTATTACATTACAATGGCGTGATAGTGGTGCTCTTAAGCCATATTACTTCATATCAAGGTCTGGATCTGAGGACTTCTCGTTTTCAGGTTGGTTGGGTGTACCACCAACAATCTACATTTAAATCAATACGCTAGCAGATAATGCGTTAAATACTGCTACTTTTCACAAGGGTAAAATAAGTTGTGAGCCGCACTTTGCATTAAGTGATTTTGTATATATTTATACCCTCTCCATCAATTCTATTTCGTGTGTCGTTGTGTTTGATTATATTAACAATCTAATTGGTTTCGTTTAATCGCGTTTGTCTTTCCAAGTAAAATATTAAATCCTATAAAAATTTTATAAATAAGAGTAAATAATGATGGCAATATATTTGCCCAAGTCAGCGTCACCGGATTTTCGAGTTCATGGTGCTCCGTTATGACTGAGATGTACCTCTCGACTTGTGGCATATTGCCACATGTGGTCTCTCGTCCATGGCTTGCAGATAATTCTTGAAAATTAAAGTTAAAAATTATAAACTTAATAATAATCGAGAATCGTCTAGGATGTAGTCGGCCACGATGGGTTCCGGTCTTGTCTTTTGACATAGGCTTGCTCTCTATACACGTGGATTTCAATGTCTCGATCTGAGATATAAATAAAACGTAAGCCCGTCCTTGCTCTAGTAGTCGATACTCTAGCACAAGGCTTTTCTC